GCTACCAGTAGCGTGGTTGGGCGGCGCGTGGTGGGGCGCGACGCGGGGTGGGGGTGGTGGTGGCGATGGGGGCCGCGGCTTCGGGCGCCTCTGGCGCGGCCAGGCGGCGGTCGATCTGGGCTTGGGCGGCTTCCCAGTCGGCCACGCGGTAGCGGTGCAGGCGCAGCTCGGGGTGGTGGGCTGCGGCGAAGGCGTAGGCCCAGGTATCAAGCGGTTCGTTGCGGGCGCCGCGCTTTTTCTCGAAGCGGTTTTTGGCGGGGTTGTAGGTTTCGCTGACGAGGCCGGCGAAGTATTCGGGGGGCAGCTCGTCGCTGAAATGGGTGAGGCGGTCTTCGGCGGTTTTGTCGGCGTCGGTGGAGAGGCGTCCGTAGAGCCAGTGTTTGACGTTGACGGTGCCCACTTGGTAAATGAAAACGCCTCGCTTGTCGTTCTGGCCGCGCCAGGTGACGTCGGCCGCCTTGGGTTTGCTGAGCACGGGGGCGTTGTTGGGCACGGCGCCAAAGATGGCCATGGAGCGGCGCACGCGGTTGGACCGGGCGTAGGACTTCACGGCCTCGGTGCGGTGGCCGCCCATGTCGCAGGCGACGGCTTCGATGCGCAGGGTGGCGCCGCTGGCGTGGGAGATGGGGCGGTTCAGCAGCTCGGTGAGCGCGGTCCAGACGGCTTCGTCTGCCGGGTCACCCATGAGTTCAATGTAGTCCAACACCCAGAAGGCCATGCCCACGCCCCAGCCGACGATTTGCACGGCCAGGCGGTTGTCTTGCGTGTCAACCCCGGCGGTGATGCGCAGCACCCCGGCGGGCGCGGTGCGCAGCAGGTAGGGCTCGGCGCGGTCGGCAATGGCGTTGTGCCGCACGGCGCGCATGGCGGGATCTTCCCAGGGCTCGGCCAGGCGGTCGTTGATGAAGGTTTTGAGGCGGGCGGGGTCGCCCTGTATTTCGCGCCACACCTCGACCAGATCGGCCCAGCGCGGGCCGAGGCCGAACTGGTAATAAAGGCAGTTGATGTGGTAGCCGCGCATTTTGGCGCCGGGGTTGCCGGGAACCCATTCGCCGGCGGCGATCATGGCGGGCTTGTGGTGTTCTTCAATGTGGGCGCCGCATTCCTGGCACACATACCAGGCCTGGGCGCCGTCCGCGCTCCATTGCAGGCCGCTCCATTGCAGGTGTTGCCGATGCCCGCAGTGGGGGCAAGGAACGTGGTAGCGGCGCTGGTCGCTTTTGTTGTAAAGCCCTTCGATGCGGCTGATGCCTTTGATCTGGGGTGTGGAGATGTAGAGGCGTTTGCTGCTGGCGGGGAAGGCGCTGGTGCGGCCGTTGAGCATTTCCAGCGGGTCGTCGCCGCCGCTGAGGTTGTTGGAAAACTCGTCTACCTCATCGACGATGAGGGTGCGCACGCTGGTGGACTTGAGGCGGCTCGGGCTGCCCGCGTGTTCGATGAAGAGCTGGCCGCCGGCGAAGTCTTTGAAGGTGCGGGTGTTGGCGGAATCGCGGCTGGCCACGCTGGTGAGAGCGCGCTTGACAGCGGGCGATTCGTCGATGGTGGGGTTCAGCTTTTGGGCGACCCACTTGTTCATGGACACCTCGCCAGGCAGGCAAACCATGACCGGTCCGGGGTCATGGTCCATGACGTAGCCGAGGGCGTTCACGGCGACCTCGGTTTTGCCGAACTGGATCGGGAACATGAGCACGGTGTCGCGCACGCCGCTGCGCGCGCTCATGCAGTCCATGGGTTCGCCGAGCGGGGGGTTGGCCGCCGTGCGCCAGGGGCCGGTTTGCGCGCTGCCCTTGGCGGAGAGCACGCGCTCCAGGTCGGCCCATTGGCTGACGGTCAAGGGTTTGCGGGGCGCCACAGCGCGCGCGAAAGCGCGGCGGCCTTTGTCGATCGGGTCGGCAAAGAACGAGGTTTCGCTCATGCGGGCTGGCCGGCCGTGAAGGCGTAGAACCGGCTTTCCAGATCGCGCAGCGCCTGCTCCACCTGGTCGGCAATGGCGGCGCGGCAGGTGGCTTCGTCGCGCCCGGCGATCTGGGGTGCCAGGGTGGTGGGAAGCGCTTCCAGGCGGCTGCGCACGGTGGCGCCCGCGTCGGCAAACACGGCGACCACGCGGGTGAGTTCGCAGAGTTCGCCGGCTTCTTTTCGAAAGGCGGCCTGCTCGCGCTCGGCGGCCCAGTGTTCGCGCTTGGCTTTGGCGCCGTGGTAGTCGTACAGGCGGGCGCTGCCGTCGGTGGGCGGCTCTTCTTCCGCTTCGCTGTCGGCCAGTGGCTCGGGTTTTTCCTGCGCTTGCGCGGATCGGGTTGCGGCGTGCCGGTCGGCCACAGCCTGCTTGCCGGGGTCTTTGGTGGCCTCGAACCGGGCGAGGCTTTCAGCGAGCAGCAGGTGCTTGCCGTCGGGCGCCATGACGACGCGGCCGGTTTTCACCAGCTCGTTGCCGTACTGCGGTTTGAAGCCGAGGCGCTCGGCGAAGCGGCGCGGCAGGATGAGCTGCTCGGGCGGGATGCCGGGGTTGGGCGGGGTGGTTTTCATGGCGGCGGCTTAAACGGGCGCTGGCGCATTTTTCAGGGGCCAGGCATCCAACCCCTTGGCAATGTGGTTTTCGTCGCCCACAAGCGTGAATGTGAGGCCGCGAAGGCCGGGGAAGAGGTTTTGGGCTTGCAGGCTTTGGACCAGGGCGGTGAGTTCGGCGTCGGCTTTGACCAGGCGTTGGACTTGGGCGGCGTTTTCGGCGGTGCAGTGAATAGTTGTTTTGGGCATCAGTCCACCTTTTTTTCTAAAAAATAATGAATGGAGGGGGAAGGCGCGCGCGTGTGCGGCATGTGTGCGGCATGTGTGCGGCATGGGGGTGAACGTAAGTGCATGATTTATATGGGTGTGTGCGGCATGTGCGGCATGTGCGGCATGTGCGCACATCTGCGGCGGCGTGTGTGTGCGCCTGCATGCACACGCCTGCACACACACGCATGTATGGGAGAGTTGGAAAGATGCCGCACATGCCGCACATCCCTTATGAATCAACGACTTAATGCAGCACACGATGCCGCACAGATGCCGCACATGCCGCACAGACGGGGTGAAACTTAATGCTTTGGTGTTCATGATCTAAACCCGGCGATGGCTTTGTAGTCGCGCATGGCGACTTTGAACACGTCGATGCGTTCGCCGAGCCATTGGGTTTCGCCGCCGCCGGTGGGCGGCTCGTGGCCGCCCTTGAGGTAGATGACGCCGGCCGGGCCTTTGGTGCCAGCGTCTGAGTCGTACCGTTTGCGCTGCACCTGGGCGCCGTGTTTGCGCGCGAGGGCGTTGACGAACCTGGGCTGGTGAAGGGCCTTGAGGCCGAGGCGGCGGCACCATTCCTGGTAGAGATCGAACAGGTCCATGCTGAGGCAGGGGGAGAGCAGCTTCGGGCTGGTGAGGCCGGGCAGTCCCTCGACGTCGCCGCGCTCCATGGCGACGATGAATCGGCTTGGGCTGTCCAGGCTTAGGTCGATCAGCTCGCGCTTGGCGGCGGTCATTGGCGGCTGGCTGGAGTTGGTGAACTCGCCCACGTCAAGGTGCAGCAGGTGGTGGTGCAGCGCGGCCACGCCGCCGGCCAGCACTTCGCGCATGGTGTCGCGGTAGAAGTCAGGGCTGAGTTTTTCCGGGGTCCAGATCACGGCGTGGCGCCGGTCGTCTTCTTCGAGCACCACGGGCATGGCTTCGTTGGACAGGAAGACGGCGTTGACGTGGTTGCGCTCTTCGTAAGCGGCGCGGCCCTTGGGGTTGATGCGGATGCGGTCGCCGGTGATGAAGCTTTTGAGTTTGTTTTTGATGTGGTACATCTCGGAGCGGGCGACCACTTCGTCAAACTGCACAAACAGCAGGCCGCTGGCCCAGTCGTTGAACTTGTCTTCGATGGCGGCCTGGTCAACCATGCGGCCGTACTTTCCGAAGATGGCCATGTAGGCGTCAAAAAACATGTTCTTGCCGGTGCCCTGCGGGCCGTGCACCACCAGGGTGGTTTTCATCTTGGCGCCGGGGTTTTGGATGGGGTAGGCCAGCCACTTCAAGACCCACTGAAACAGGGCCTCGTCGTTGCACATGTAGCGCAGCAGGTCGAGCAGGTATTCGCAGTTGCCGGCCTTGGGCTCGGTGGGCCAGCCGGACCAGAGGTTGCAGAGAATTTCGGGGTCGGTGCAAGCGGGGTCGAACCCGACTTCGCGCACGCGCACCAGGCGCTTGTCTGGGTGGTCGGACCAGGCGCGGTGAATGCCGCGATCGAGGCAGGCGTCGCGCATGTCGCTCAGGGCCAGCAGGCAATGCTCCTGGTGGTCAAACACGGTGCCACCCTGCCCGTACACCAGGCAGAAGCGCTCAAGCAATTCATCGAGGCTGTCAATGGGGCGCAGCGGCTCGTTTTGCGCGGCCCCTCCCCCCTCGGGTGCTGTGGCGCGAACGGCCCGGCTCGCGTGCCAACCCAGAGCCAGCAGGCGGGCGGACACCTGGCCGCGCACGGCCTGCAGGCCCTCAAGCGCAAAGAGGTCGTTGAAGTCGCTGAGCTTCTGCCCCTTGGTGTCAAACGCGAGGCGGCGGGCGGGCTCGTCGGCAAAGGCGGGGGCCACGTAGGCGCCGCCCACTTGCATGGCGGCGGCGCTGGCAGCGGTGACGCCGGGGTTGCCTTCGCTGAAGGTGTCGTCGTCGGCGCAGATCAGAATCTTGGCGGTCTTGTAACGCTTGCGCAGTGCCTCGGCCACAGGGGCGAGGTTGCCCGCATCGAAGGCCACGGCCACGGGTAGGGTGGTGGCCTCGAACAGGGTGGCGCCGGTGGCGTAGCCCTCGGCCAGCAGGATCACGCCATCGGGCACGCCGCCGATCCAGTGGAAGTGCCCCTTTTTGATGAGGCCAGCGGGCCAGTATTCCTTGTCGAGACGGCGGCGCTCGCCTGGCTTGGCCTTGCCCCGGATGATTTGCAGGCCGTGCACCTGGTTGGATGCGTCCAACATGGGGATCACCATGGCGCCCTGCGGGCTGAACCGCACACCGTGGGCGCCCACGCCCTTTTTGTGCAGGTAGTCGCAGTCGCCATCGGGGGTGCATTGGCGCCAGGCTTTGGTGGCTTTCGCTGCGGCGCGCTCGCCATCGGCCTTGCGCGCCAGCTCGGCGCGCTTTTTGTCTTCGGCCAAGCGCTTGCGCAGGCTGTCAGCCTGCTCGCGAGTGAGCTCCGACTTGCGCACGTCCACCTTGGTGGCGTTGTTTTCGGCACCGCGCCAGATGCCGTAGCTGCCGACGATCAGGTCATCGCCGGTCGGGAGGCGGATCTCGTGGAGGTGATACCAGCCACGTTTCTCGCGGTCGCCGTCCACTTTGCAGCGGCGCATGCGGCCAATGTCGAGGTGGTCAACCACCAGGCCGGCGGCCAGCAACTGCCCCAGCACGTCATCGTAATTCGAGGCCATCAGTTACCGGGCGCTCCACTGTCTACACACCCATCGGGCCGTGAATGACCCGCATTAGGGTTGCATGGGAAGGACCCAACACCGGGGGTGCCCGCCTGCTTTGCATCCGAAGATTGCTGCGCGCGCGCGCCGCTCTCAACACCTGGGGAGATGGGGCCTACCTTGGCGGCCTGGCGCAGGGCCGCCACCTCACCGACGAGCCGGTCATGCTCAGCCTGGCCCCGCTTGCGCTTCACGATGCCCAGGTAATGCTGGCGCTCGAAAAATCCCATGTCAAACAACCGCACGGTCTCGTTCACACCAAACCCCGCTCGCGCTCCATGCGCTCCACCGTGGACGGGCTGCGACTGCAAACGAGCCGCGCCTGAATCTGCGCCATCTGCCGCGCGCAATCCACCTGGCCAAGCTCGACCAAACGCACCAGGCAACGCCCCACACGCTGGATGTCAAGCTCCAACTGCTGCTCCTCCGCGCTCATGCCGCCATCCCCAACACCCTGCGCAGCGCCGCCCGCTCTTCACGCAGCTCACGGTTTTCGCGCTCCAGCGTGCTCTCGAGGCGGCGTACGCTGTGCAGGTCGTACCCCCGCGCGTGCAGCATCCACAACACCGGTGCATCGTTGCCGCAGGCATCCATCAGCGCAGTGAACTTCGACCACTGAATGCCCTCAGTGCCCCCATGCCAGCGGCTGAATTGCGCCTTGTCCACACCCAGGCGCTGCTGCAGCTCCTTGTCAAGCGCAAAGCCGCCCAGCTCGGCGCAAAGCTCAATGGCGCCGCCCAAAGAGTGCTTGCGCTGGATCTCCTCGGGCCGCACCTCAACGGGCAATGAAATCTGGTTGGTCATGAGCACCTCGCAACAAAGTTGAGCGCCGTTGCGCACCTTGGGTTGACAAAAAAAGCAACAGTGGCGCCATGCACCACAGGAAACACCCCACCACCGGCCCGGCCCCAAGCCATCGTGGCCAGGAGAAGCCGGCAAAGACCGGGCCAGCGCGCTGGTGTGCGCGCCAAGGTGGTGGCGGGGAGAAAAGAGGCCATCGGTCAGGCCGTGGACTGTTCAGTGGTGAATTCGGGCATGAACAGATCAGGACGCTGCACCTTCACAGCGGAAGGGATGCCCCTCACTGTCCAGTTCTGCACCCGCTGAACACCGCCAAGCTTTTGATAGTTCAGGCGTTCGGCCACCTTGGCCGGCCCGCCCAGCGCCGCGATCAAGGCACGGTCGGCTTCGATCTGGTGGTTTTGAATGTTCTGCATGCGTGGCATTAAACACCACGTTTAAGTACTATGTCAACATCCCGTGTAATTTTACGTTTTAGCCCGTTGAAAAATGCGGTCATGCACCCGCAGATGGAACGCCTATACACCGCAGCGCTTGAGCTCAGGCGAGCTGACAACCCGTCGGCGGTCGCCAGGCTGCTCGAGGAGTCCCCACAAACCGTTCACAACTGGGAAGGCAGAGGCATCAGCGCAGCTGGACTCCTGAAAGCACAGAAGCTTGTGGGCTGCCGCGCGGAGTGGCTCGCGACGGGCCAAGGCGAAATGGTGGGCGGCGTGGAAGAGGGGTCGGCGATCTATTTGGTGGCCGATGCTGAATATGCGCCCGTGCGCTGCGTCAATCTACGGCTACAAGCGGGCGTGACGGGGTTTGCGACAGACGAAGACCCAGAGGAGCAAACGCCGATTGTTTTCCGGCGCGATTGGCTCACGCGCAAGGGCTACAAACCGCTCAAGCTCATCGCGGTGCGCATCAAAGGGTCCAGCATGGAACCCAGCCTGTTTGATGGCGACACCGTGCTGATTGACACCGCCCAATCCGAGCTCAAAGACGGCTGCGTTTACGCTGTGAACTATGAGGGCGAGGCGGTCATCAAGCGCATGGTGCGCGACGCTGGGCAATGGTGGCTAAGCTCAGACAATCAAGACGCTTCGCGCTACCCTCGAAAACTGGCCAACGGCAGCGCCATCATCATCGGCCAGATCGTGCACAAGCAAAGTGAGCGCATTTAAGCCAACCAGGGCGCCAATTTCAACAGAGGAAAACAATGAAGCTTAGGAATCTAGTCTTTTCTGCCATCACGCTGCTGGCCATAACCAAAGCTGTCGCCGGTACATGGATTTATCACAATCAAGCCGACGCAATGAGCGGGAAGAGCACACACCAGGCCCAGCTGGTCAGCGACAACACCCTAGCCCTAGCGTTCCCATACGGAGGCCAGAACAACGGGATGCTGATCATCCGCAAGCATCCTAAATGGGGAACAGACGTGATCTTCCAGCTGCAAAAGGGGCAGCTCATGTGTCGCAGCTACCGCCCTTGCAACATATCCGTGAAGTTTGACAACAAGGCCCCCAAGGTGTTTAAGGGCGCCCCAGCGGAGGACAACGACAGCACCCTGGCATTTCTCACGCCCACAAAAACATTTATCGCAGAGGCCAGCAAGGCGTCGCGCATCTTGGTAGAGATCACGCTGTTTAAGCAGGGAACTCACGTTCTGGAATTTACAAGCCCGGTTTTGCTGACTTGGAAGCCGCCCAAGTAGAGCCCTCACCAAGCAAACGCCACCTTCGGGTGGTTTTTTTTCGCCTTTTGTTAAACACAGTGTTGACACAATCATAAACGTCATGTTTAATCGGCTTCAACGTTCACACCAACGGAGAGGCAGATGACAAACACCAACGGCCTGGAAGCCATCGAACTCAACGAGCCAGACAGCGACTTTGCGCTGCTCGAACACTTCGGCGTCACCCCCACCGACTTCGCCGACACCGAGCCCGCGCTTGAGCTGTCACTGCTGCCCATCGAGCGCGACGAAGTGGCCGCTGCCATGCAAGCCTGGCGCGCGCAGATGCTGCGCCACACCCTGGGAGAGCGCAAGTGATCCGCGCCACCTCCAGCGGCATCAGCCGCCTTCTGCGCGCCATCGACCTCGCTTACCTGCGCTGGGCCCTGCGCAGCATCGACCCGATGCACCCAGACGTGCCCCACATCGTCCACGCCATCGCCCACCGGAGCCCACTGTGAACCCCATCAACACCCCACCGCCCGCCGCGCTGCACCCGCACCGGCAACACACCAACCTGGCCGAACTCACCCAGGCCGCCCGCCGCACCGACTGGGGCCGCGTGGCCGTGGCTCTGGCCACCGCGCTCGCCATCGCTGTAATTGCTTGGGAGGTACTGGCATGAGCGACAGCACAGAAGGCAACCTGCCGCTGTACCCCAGCTGGAAGCAGGCGCTGGTCGATCTGGACGCGGCCAACTGGCAGCCCGGCATGGTCATTGAAAAAGAGCGCTTGGAGGCCGCCTTCGGCATCAAGCCGCCCAAGACCATTGCCGACGCCGAACGCGCACGGCAAATTTTCCGCAATCACATGTGGAACTTTCGCTCTGAGGTGCTCGAAAAAATGCGGCTCATGTTGCGCCCGCTGCCCGGCGTTGGCTACACCGTGATCGAGCCACAAAAACAAACCGCCGTGGCCATGCTCGACCGGGGCGCCGAAGTGGCCCGCGCGCTCGACAAGCTCGGCGCCGAACTGGTGCACATCCGCACCGAAG